ATATAAATGGTCATCTCCATAAACGATTATTCGAACCCATATCAACAAAGCCTCTTCAAGTTCCTCACGATCCTCCTCTGGAGCTGTATGGATTTGATAAACTGCAAAAAGGAAGAAGTACATGGCCATCACCCAAGAATCCATGTGCGATGTATTAATGCACCTGACGGAACACCTCCTTTAACTAATCCCCAGACATCCCCAATCAGATTTGTTATTCTCACTATAAAGTTCTTCAAGAGCAACTTACAAATAGCTTCAAAAATCAGGAAATCTGGACTAGCCTTATCCACGAAGTTCGACATCGTTGACCAATAGAGATCAATCCACATGTCCCAAACCGATTGATCGAAGTGCTGAGCATCTCCTTCGACCATACATGGATCGAAACAATTGTCCAAATTGATCCCCAGACACTTCGCGATCGTATCTGCTCCTCCTCGCGACCAGCGATGGCCCACTCTAATTACCCATCCGCGCTCCCGCGCATGACGGATACTAGAGACAAGTCGTTCGAGCATTATGAACAGAGAATTAGGTATACAGAACACACGGCATTTCTCCGTCCATTCAATCCATTTCTGCGAATCCCACTGTTTAGTAAAGGAAAAAAAATTCTCATCCTTCAGTGCTTGTTTCCAGTAAAACCCTGGTTCTTTTCCTGTTCGCAAAAATTCCAACAATGATTCAATATCCTGCTCAAAAGTATCTACCTTCTTTCCGGTCGGCGAAACGTGTACCGCTGTCCTCTCATTAGTTGGCTGTATCTCAAAGTGTTCACCGAGATTAGGTCCATTAGAGGCACCCATATACATCTCTTTATACTGTCGAAAATCGAGCTTCCATTTATCTAAACGGGACAAATCCACTCGCATATGACGATATAACATATCCATTGCATCATTAAGATACTTCAGCGCATCCCGAGGACGATCTCCAAGAGGGAGTCTAGATATCTCTGCTATCGTACGAGCTACTTTTTGAGGATACAAGTTCGCCATAGCTGCTACCACATGAGGCTTATCATTAGAACGACCACAAGCCCATTGAAACATTGATTCCTGTCGCAAGCACTGATTTTGAAGTGATGCCAATCGATCTCCAGACCAAATTGCCTGCATATCCGCCCACGAAATATTAAAGTTATTAAAACGCTGTCGCATGTAACGATAATCTGCACGACGCAGAGCATGTGTCACACGAGGGTCCAAAGAACACAAAAGTACATCGTTTGGCCATTGTGGCTTAAGATCAACCGGTTTCGGAATACTCTGAACTGTTCCTGAAGGATGCATCATAGCACGAACATGAGAAGCTTCTGTCTGAACTTGAGAAATCACTTCATGACGAGAGAAGCTATAAGAATTTATATGGACTGCAATTTCACGATACTGCTGTTCTATCGTCCCTGGTATTGGTTGGTAATGATAACCCTTTGTAACCATACCAATTCCTTCAATTGATAGCTGACAACCACAACTACTACTATGCTCACATGATCCGCCATCTTTACTAACGTACGTTATTCGAAAATTTTTTCGCATTTTTGATGATGAAGTTAAATTCCGAACTTGGGTTCCTGAAAAAAAAGATTGCTTTCTTACCGTACGTTGCAAAACGAAATCTAGTGCGCTCTCACCTAAAATAGGATAAGAGATGAGAATGATGGACTCCGAAAACTCCCGCAACTAACCCTAGTTGCGGCAAAAATGT